CGGATTTCCTCAGCCGGTCGATCCTGAACTGAAGTCGCGCATTCTTCTGGCCGACAAGATGCCCCAGCGGCGGCGTGCCTAGATGCCAGCCGTGACCGGCGCCATACTCGCACAGGATGCCTTTGGGCTCCTGAACGTCTTTCTGCCAGGGGAGTCGATCCCTGCCGCCGACGGCGCGAAAGCGTTGCGCGCGATCAATGACATTCTGAGCGAATGGTCGCAGCACGCGAACCTCGCCCCTATTGTGGCGCGAGAACTTTATCCGCTCGTGGCCAATCAAGGGGGCACCCTATTCCCCTATACCATCGGCCTCGGCGGTAATTTCAATACGCCAAAGCCGTCGAATCAGAGCTCGATTGTCGCCGCGAATCTCGTGCTCACCGCCACCACGCCGTTGGTCCGCGTCCCGCTCGGCATCTTCACTGACGATGCCTATGACGCGAATCGGATCCCCGATCTGGCGAACAGCCAGCCCACGGCGCTCTACTACAATCCCACGTATGCGAGTGGCGACCTCGGATCTATCCGCCTCTGGCCCGTGCCGACGGTCAGCACGAATACCCTTGAACTGTTCATTCAGCAATCGGTGGCGCAGTTCGCGAACCTGACGACAACCTACTACGTGCCGGACGGATGGCCTCGGGCGCTGAAATATGCGCTCGCGGATGATCTCCAAACGCCCTACGGAAAATCCCTCTCCGCCGCCGCGCAGCGCATCGCCCTGACCTCGAAGAGCACGATCACGCGGGCGAATCTGAACCTCTCCGATCTGGCGAATGACGCGACGTGGGCAGGAAGTAACCGATCGTTCTACAACATCAACACAGGTCAATAACCTATGCCGAATGTCGGAACCTCTCGCGTCCTCTTACTCGGCACGGAAAACGCCGATAGCACCGTCACAGGCGTCACGACCGGCACGAGTCAGCCGATTGAACAGGCCGGCGCGGGCGTCCTGTCGATCTTCCTGCGCAGCGTGGGCGCGACCACTGGTGGAACCGTGCTCATCGAAGAAGCGGACTGGGGCGCGCTGGAGCAGCCCTACAGCGGGACATGGAGCGTCATTAAGACCATCTTGGCCAGTTCGTTCACTGGCGGTGCCCAGGTTGCGACACACGTCAGTAACAGCGCCTACGGCTACGTGCGCGTGCGGATTAGTTCCACGATTACCGGCGGCGGCACGATCATCGCGTCCTTGCGATCACAGGCGGGCGCATGACCATTCAGGAACGGCTCGACGCGGCTAATCAGCGCAGCGTGGCGCTGTATCTGCAACGGCAGAAGATCGAAGAAGCACGGCAACAGATCGCGCAGCAAGCGAACGCTGCGGATCGCGAACTCCTGACGCTGGACGGGCAGATCGACCTCTTGACGGCCTTGATCGCAGAACCGAAGGCACCCGATGGCCAATAGCATTTTCGTGGACCCGTCAGGCGTCGTGCCGAACGGCGTAGCCACGGGCTCCGTGCTCGTCTCGAATGGCGTCAACGCCCCTCCGGTGTTTAGTGCGACCCCGACGGTGACGAGCCTCACGGTGGGATTAGGCGGTGTTGCTCCTGTGAGTATTGGATTTGTAGGTGACCCTACTACTGGTATTTACAGTCAAGGTACGGGACAAATTGGATTCTCCCTAGCCGGGGCGGAACGCATTAGAATATATGCTGCAACCATTGAATTGAGACAATCAGAAATCCTTGGGTGGTCTAGCGCGGACAACGTAACGTCAGGACTCGATCTTGGAATCTCACGTCTCGGTGCGGCTTCTCTCGCGATTGGCAATGGCACAGGGGGAGACTTCAGCGGCTCATTGAATCTCACCACGCTGAACGCTGTTGGAGCCTATCAATTCGCTGGGGCGGCGTTTGTCACGGCCACGATCGGCCCATCAAATCCGGCAACAACGGCCTCAACCACGCTTGTGATGGCAGGGCTAGCTGGATCGATTACGACACAAACCGGGCGCGTCGAATTTACGATGTCCGGCACCCAATCCGATGGCACGGTGAGCGATGGATCGAAGGTGCAAATTTCCTACGGCACAGGCACCGCTCCCGTGAACGGGGCCGCACTCACCGGCACGCAGGCCGGGTCGATTATCAGCTTCGTCGTGCCGGGTGTCACGGCGGCAACGGGCGGATTCTCGGCGGCGTGGATCGCGACTGGACTTACGCTGAATACCGCCTACTGGTTCGATGTGGCGTATGCCTCCGTTACTGGGGGCACGACGACGATCTCAAGCGTGGCGATGACGGCGCGGGATATTCTGTAGATGCCAATTTGGGCCGAGTTTTGCGGTGGGTCATATCAGGCATTGAGTCCCACGATTGCGGCTGAGACGGCTGTGAATGTGTTCGTAGAGACACGCCAGATCGCCGGATCGCCGAAGCAGTCCACGCTGTATGGCACACCTGGGCTTGATTCAGACTCGGTCGTCGCCACGCTCGCCACGCGCGGACGGTTCACAGAAGATGGACGCACCTGGACAGTCGTGGGGAACGTCGGCTACGAGCGCACCTCGTCTGGCACCTATGTCCCGTTCGGGACGATCACGAATGACGGATTCCCAGTCTCCTTCGGGAGCAATGGGGAAGGTGGCGATCAGATCTGGATTGTGGGCGGTGGAGAACTTAAAGTGCTCGGGCGTCTCACGAATGTCCTGAGCGCGGCCATTATGCTCCCGTTTATCGGACCCGTGCAGACGACGTTTATTGACGGCTATGCCCTCATCAATCAGATCAACTCGCCCATCGTGTGGTTCTCCGCGCTCGAGGATGCAACCAGTTGGGATGCGCTGGATTTCTTCGCCAGGTCTTGGACCAGCGATAACCTCGTTGGAATCATCGTGAGTCGTGACCGCATCAATTTCATGGGCACGAAAACATCCACACAGTTCTATGACTCTGGTGATGTCAATACGCCGTTCCTGCCCTACCCTGGAACGACGATCCAATATGGACTGGTCAACCCGTGGGCCTTTGCCATCTATCAGGATACGGTCTATTCCATCGCGGAGAGTGCGCGCGGACAACGGATGGTAATCGCCTCACAAGGTTCTGCCGTCCAGCGTATCTCCACGCCGCCGATCGATCTCTTCCTCTGGCGTTGCACATCTCTCGCGGATGCGGAAGTGGGCGTCTATGAACAGGCAGGCCATATCCATGTGGTGATGACGTGCCCAAGTGCGATCAGCGATCTCAAAACCTACGCCTTCGACGTAAAGGAAAACCTGTGGCACGCCCGCGCGAGTCTTGATCCCGTGAGTGGCCGCTATTTGCCATGGCGGGTGCGGAACAGCTTTACCGTGATCAATGGAGACGTGCTCTGTGGCGATGCCACGACTGGGGATTGCTATATCCTCGATCTGGCGACCTACACCGAGAATGGGAATGTCCTGAAGCGCGAGCGAACCGCGCCGTATCTGGGCAGCGAGAATCAATGGCTGTTCCTCGATCAGTTTGAACTTGGGACACAAGCCGGTGTCGGGCTCTCGACTGGACAAGGAAGTGCCCCGGTCGCGTCGTTGGAGATTAGCCGAGATGCCGCGCAAACGTGGGTCTCTGCTGGATTCGCGGCGCTCGGGGCCATCGGAGCGTATGGCGCGCGGGCGATCTGGCGGCGACTCGGACGGGCGCGATCGGATCGTTTAGTGCTCCGCGTGACGCAGACGGATCCGGTGCCGTGCGTGTGGGGTCCGGGGGCGTGGTTGACGACGACGCAAGGGACGGGGCAACTCTAATGCCTACCCCACTTCCGTTACCTCCGAACGGAACGCCGTATATCGACCCATCCACTGGACAAGTCGCCCAGGTTTGGCAGAACTATTTTCTCGCGCTCACGAATGCGGTCGGCACGGGCTTCGCGCCGACCGACGCGCAATTCCTCGTCTCGACGAGCAACGTCTCGCTGACGAATGAACGCAACCTCGGGGCATTGGCCAGCGGCTATCTCAAGCTGACCACGGCGGCGGGGATTGGCGTGCCGTCCACGGTGACGACGATTCCCAGCACGGCGATCACGGGACTCGTCACGCTGACGAGCACGAACGCATTTACTGGGGCCAACAGCTTCGCGACAAATCCGCTAAATCTGCTCGTGGGACAGTTGCAGTTCCCAGCCACACAGAATCCGTCCAGTGGTGGCAACACGTTGGACGATTACGAAGAAGGCACGTTTACTCCGGCACTCAGTTTCGGCGGTGGCACCACGGGGATCACCTATAGCGCACAGGTGGGGCGCTATGAGAAAATAGGGAAGATCTGTTGGATCGAGGCGCGGATTGTCTTGACCTCGAAAGGCAGTTCCACTGGAGCGGCCATCATCACCGGCTTACCGTTTACGGCCAATGCCATAGCGAACAATGCGGTGGGCGCAATCTTCGATGCGATGGCGGTCGGGATCGTGAGTATGCCCGTCGCGGCCGTGGTGCTGAACACGACGACAGCTCTCCCGTCCGTGATGATCACGGGCACGAATACGGGCTTAGCGGATACAGATTTCACCGGGACCAGTGTGGTGAACCTCGGGGGCTTTTATGAGACCACAGGCTAGTCGATGGTCGTGAATGCCACCGCCGTGATCGGCAAAATTGAAGTGCTCCAAGATGGGCAGGTGCAAGTGCGCACGGATACCGTGATCCACGTCGATGGTGTCGAAGTGAGCCGACTGTATCATCGAGGCGTCTTGGTCCCAGGCACCGACGTGCGCACGCAAGATCCACGTGTCGTCCAGGTGTGTCAGGCCGTCTGGACGCCAGACGTTCTCACCGCCTTTACCGCTCAGAAAATCACGATCAAGGCAGCAGGCGCCTAAGATGTCCTACAGGGCAATGATGAACACTCGCCTTCTTCCTCCGCAGGAATGGTCGAGACTCGCGGGCACCGAGCTTGAGCGCGTCTGGCCGGTGTTGAATCCGGATCATTCTGAGATCATGGTGGTTGAAGAGGGAACAGAGATTGTGGCGTGCTGGGCCATCCTCACGTATACCCATCTCGAAGGGATCTGGATCGCCCCAGCGCATCGGAAGGGATCGGTCGGGGGCCGGTTGCTCAGGGCGGTGTTTGGATTGCTCAAGGATCGGCAGATTCCGGCCGTGCTCACGGCGTCCATGTCTGATGAGGTGACGCGATTGATCGAACATTTCGGCGGCTCTGAATTGCCAGGGTCGCATTTCGTGCTGAAGGTGTCCTAATGCCCGCTGCAGTTCCCATTGCCGTAGCCGCTGGAGGGGTGATTGGTGGCTATCTCTCCGGGCACGAGCAGTCCAAAGGCGTCACCGCCGCCGCTGGGACGCAAGCGACCGCCGCAACGCAAGCGCAGCAGATCCAAGCCGATACGGCGGCGAAAGCCCTCGCCGCGCAACAGGAGCAGCAGCAATACAGCCGATCCCAATACGCCGACTATCTGACGCGTATGCAGCCCTACACGGCCACTGGCCAGCAAGCGATCACGCGCCTCTCGGACGTGTTGGGTCCTAGTTCTATTCCGAGCGTGAGGAACTAAGATGCCTGACGCCAACGGACTGACCATCGGCCAACCCGGTTACAATAAGTCCACCGATCCGAGCGCGAATCCGTTTTACGTGGCGCCTGGCGTTACTGGCCCCGCCAGTTATAACCAGAATATCGATCCCAACGCGAGCGCCTCAAATCCCACAGGAGGAACAGGCGGTAGCGCGTCGAGTGGAGCGCCGGGTATTGTTCCGCTTGATCCCGCGACTGGTCAACCGTTGCCATCACTCGCTTCACAACCTGGATCGATTGGTTCGACTGCGACGACGGACCCGAGCGTCATCAACAGGTGGATAGCCTACTGGAGCACGTTACCAGGGGCCGATCCGACGCTGAGAAGCAATCCTGGCTACTGGAGTCAGAAGATTATCTCGACTGGTGGGCTCTCAGACGCGAATACGACCTATTGGCAAGGGCTCGGGATCAACAACTGGCAGGGCAAAGGGCCAGATGCGAGTGGCGGCGGCGGGATCGGGGCACCGACCGTTGATCCCTACACGCTTCCGGGTGGGGCACCCGGTGCCTACACGACGCCGGCACCCTTTACGACCCCGACGCTGAATGACCTCCTGACCTCGCCAGGGTTCCAAGCGGGATCGGATCTGCTCTCACAGCAACTCGCGAGAAGTGGGGCGGCGAAGGGCTCTATTCTGTCTGGTGGCTACGGCACCGCGCTCGCGAAAGCGCAGACAGACTACGCGACCAACGACTATGGGAATCTCTACAACCAAGCGTTGTCAGCATACCAGACCAACACGGGCACCGCGCTCTCCGGCCAACAGCAGAACGTGGCCCAGTATCAGAACGCCGTCGCGAACACCCTGAGCCAATATCAGCAGCGCTATAACGCCTATCAGGGGGCGATCACGAATCAATTCAACTTGGCGAGCCTCGGTAAGCCCACAGCCGTGACACCTCCGACAGGCGCATGAACTCCATCGCTGAAATTCTCTTACAACTCGGACGGGATCAGGCGAACGCGCGCTTGCGCCAGGGGGATATCCAAGCGCAACTCCAAACAAGCCGCGGGAACATCAACGCCCAGACCATCGGCGGGATTACGCAAACCGTCACGTCGCTGCCTGCAAACATCATGCAGTATCAGCAGCAGCAGCAGAAAACACAACTGGGCCAGCAGCAGCTCATCGGCGCACAGGAGAACAATATACTCGGCGCGGCGCAGATTTCGGACCTACAGCGCCAGCAGCAGGGACGACAGGTGCTCGGCGCGGCGATTAAGCAGTTCTCTACGCTGGATGATCAAGGGCATCCCGTCAGCGACCATCAGAAAATAGCCGATGCGGTCAGCCAAGCTGGGTATCCCGATCAGGCGAATTCGTGGCTCAAGATGACTACCGACAACGCCACGAATATCGACAAACTCAAATCGCTAACGATCAATCAAGCGAAAGCGCAGAACGAAACGATTGGGGACCTTGCCTATAGCGCCAAGACGCCGGAAGATTTCGCCTCGGCGCTAGGGATGCTGGCTTCGACACCAGGCGGGGGACTTGACGAACAAACCGCCCATCAACTCGCGGATCAGATCGCGACGAATCCGCAAGCCGCCGATGCTCTCAGGGCGAAGTATCTGCCGTTCTCACCGAAGTATCAGGCCCAGCAAGCGGAAATGAACAAGCCGATGGATGTAGCCGAAGGCGGGGTGGTGAATACGCCCGCTCGCGGATTGCAAGGACTGCCTCCGTTGATCACTGGAGGAGCCAAGCCACCGACGAGCCCTGAACTGGACGCGGCATATCAAGCCCTCTTCGCAAAGCGCTCGAGCGGTCAGCCATTAACGCCCGCTGAACAGACACAACTTGATGCGTATGAAGCGCGAAAGACTGCTGGGCAGGCACCAGCTACCGTTCAGACGAATCAAGGGCCGATGCAACTGGATCGAAAAACTGGCGTGGCTGCTCCCATTATTGGCCCAGACGGAAAGCCAGTTAAAGCGCCACTTCCCGCGAGTATTCAGGTGCAGAATATCGGCGCAGCGCAAGCCGCCGCTGCGCCTCTAGTGGATGCGTCACGACCCGATCCGCTGACGGCCAATAAAGTTGATTCGCAAACAGGGATGACCCCGAACGCGATGTATCAAGGCGCGCTCGAATACGCGCTCAAAGGGTCCATGCCGTCGATTGGATTCGGTCAATCACCGCGCGCGATGGGTATTCGCTCAGGCGTGATGAACAAGGCGGGGGCCATCGCCTCGGCCGCTGGCGTAGATTTACCGACCGTGCAAAGCGAATACAAAGCCAACAGCGCCGCGCTCAGTAAGATCATCCCGATTGCGACGATGACGGCTGCGGCTGCAGGGACCGCGACGGATAACCTTGATCTCGCACTCGGGCAGAGCGATCAAGTCGCGAGGTCTGGCGCGAAGCTCGGCAACCGATATCTCCAATGGGCGCAGGGCAACCTAACGCCCGCAAAAGGGCTCGCGCAGTTCGAGCTCTACATCTACACGGCCGCGCGGGAATACGCGAAAGTTACGTCAGGGTCCGCCGCGTCTACGCAGGGGTTGACAGACTCCGCCACGGCCGAAGCCTCGAAGTTGATCAATGCCGCGCAAGCCCCTGAGACCTTTGCCGCCGTCGTGGATGGCATGAAGAAGGACATGGCGAACGTGACGGGCAATCAAACGAAACAGATTGCCGCCGTCTCCAATACGCTCGGGAACTTCTTTAGCGCACTAAATGGCGGAGGACCAATCTCGTCCACGTCAGCGAAGCCGCCAACGACTCCCGCTTCTACGATGATCGAAGCCAAAGATCCACAAGGGAACATTCACCACGCGCCAGCCGGAACTCAGTTGCCGGCAGGATGGACGTTGGTGAAGTAATGGCTGAGATGCAAGGCTGGACATCAGGACCGGCGCCGGATGTCTCTGCGTGGACCGCAGGGCCAGCGCCAACGGCGACTCCTAGTAATGGTCCTGCACCGTTCAATCCGCCGCATTGGATCGATACTGTCGAAGGCCGAGTCATTGGCGCTGGTAAGCGACTTATGCGCGCGGGCCAGCAGATCGGCAACATTCCGAAAGTGGTTGGTCTGCCTGGGCTTTCTGACGTAACCGACAAGGCCTTTAACCTCGCGCCAGGCACCTCATGGAATGCCTCAGAACCAAGTGATCAGGCGCAACGCGAGGGAGGTGCCTACGCGAGTAACATCGGAGCGATGGCCCTTGCTGGCGCTGGGCCTGACGTTGTGCCGGCGAAAGCGGCTGGAAATGCGGTCGAAGATCTGGGAACCCAGCTACAAACGGCTGTGGATAGCGCAACGCGCCGTGGTGCGCGGTTTGGTGGCTCCGCTGGGTATCTTCTCACGGGCCATCCGGTGCAAGCGCTCGTCGCAGCGGCGAGCCGTTTAGGTGCCTCGATCTCTGGAAAGGGATTGCAGGCCGTGGGGCAACTCATAGCCGACGATCCTGACGTGGCAGGGAAACTCACGAGCATCATGGAAAACGCGACGAATCCTGCGGCTGGCGTCACGCTTGGAGCGCCGCAGTCTACGTTCATCGCCTCCGTCACTGACCAACTGAACTCGGGACGCACACTGACCGGCGCGCAACGCGCTTACATCACGAGTATCTATCGAGCGATGCCTAAATGAGCGGATCAATCCTCGAGCCCTATCGCTGGCAGGTGAACTACAACGGATCGCCGGCCGCGGGGGCGCTGCTCTACAGCTACCTCTCGGGTGGCTCCACGCCGCAAGTCCTCTACTCGGACTCCGCGCTGTCCGTGCCGTTGACCAATCCCGTCGTGGCCGACTCGAACGGGATCTTCCAGATCATGTATATGTCGGCCGTCTCGTATCGGATCACGATCACGGCCGCTGATGGGAGCATGATCTTTCCCGCGCAGGACAATATCTACGATCTTTGGGAACTCTTTCAAGCCACGACGCGCACGGCGAATACCTTCTACGCCGGACCCGCGAGTGGATCAGCGGCGACCCCGACATTTCGGGCCTTAGTGGCCGCAGATTTATCCAGCTTTATTCAGAGCACCCTTCCGCTGTGCTGTCAAGGCCGGATCACGCTCACAAGTGGCGTAGCCGTCACCACGGCGGATGTCACCGCGGCCCCAACGGTCTACTTCACGCCGTATCATGGGAATCGGTGCAGCCTCTATGATGGCGCGGCGTGGCAGACCATCACCTTTACCGAAACAGCCTTAGCGCTCGGCACGGACACAACGGGAAATAACTACGACCTCTTCGGCTATCTCCGCACCGGCGCGTTGGCGATTGAACGACTCGTCTGGACGAATAACACGACGCGGGCGACCACACTCACGCTCCAAGATGGCGCGTGGACGAAAACCGGAGACGCCACACGCCTCTTCTTGGGAACGTATCGGACCACTAACAGCGGCCAGACCGAAGATTCTCTTCTGAATCGACTCGTCTGGAATAACTTCAATCGCATTGCTAAGCCGCTAGCGGTGAGCCCTCCCACGACGACGTGGAATTACACCACCGCGACCATTCGTCAGGCGAACGGATCGGCGTCGGCCCAAGTCAGCATCATGCAAGGGATCGCGGAAAGTCCGATCGCGATCAGTCTGACTGTCGGGGTCGGTAATTCCACTGGTGGCATCACCATTGAGAGCGGGATCGGCGAGGATTCCACCACTACCTTTCTCACGAATCCAGGTGCCTCGACCGAACCTCAGACGGGTGCCTCGAACGTGATTTCTCAGGTTACGACATCCGTGGTGCTCGTGCCAACCGCTGGATGGCATGTGTTCACATGGCTAGAATTTAGCGCGGCGACAGGCACGACCTCTTGGTATGGATCGACGCTGATCGGGACGGGCATGTATGGATCGTGGCCTTGCTGATGGATACCGCGAAACTCTCCGCCACCGTGAAACTCGCGGAAGGCTTACGGCTGAAAGCCTATGAGGACACGACCGGCCACCTGACCATCGGATTAGATATGCGTCCATCGCTTTCGATTGACGACAGACAGGATGCAGGCAGCGGTGACGCCGAACTCTTTTCCAAGCATTCTTCCAGTAACTACGTGTCGCCTATATCGTTTACGAATGTCAAGAACATCGAGATCCGTCAATTTAGCCACCTTCCCTCTGTTCACGCCCTTTGCTCTCTGTTGCAAGCCTGTCGCATATGCGTGAATCATCTGTTCGCGCATCGTAGCTATCTCAAGATTGGACGGATGGTTATTCGCTCGATTGCCGTCAAGATGGTTGATTGTCAGACCTTTCGGAATTGGGCCGACAAACGCCTCGTAGACAAGTCTATGAATCAGGTAGCGCTTGTAAGGTTTAGTTCTGTTGCAGAGTCTCACCCTTCTGGTGGGATTCCCTCTCGGTTCTGTATCCGCACAGACTGTCACAGGTCTCGTGCGCTGACACCAGGAACCGACAACCCGGCGCACGTCTCCCTGTTCAGTAATTTCGTAGAATCCCTCATATCCCTTAATTGGTTTCCACATCCTCGGCTCCAATGGATTCAGCAAAATTAAAACAGACGATCATCGCCGCTGAAGGCGTGCGACTTAAGCCCTACACGGACACTACTGGTAATCTTACTATAGGCGTTGGCCACCGCCTAGCTAATGGGATCTCGGAAGCGATTGCCGACCGGCTGTTGAATGATGATCTCGTCGAAGCGCAGCGCGATCTCGAAGCCGCATGGCCGACGCTCGGAACGCTGAACGACGTGCGCCAGCGCGCCTTTATCGAATTGGCGTTCAATCTCGGCGTGCATGGCCTCATGCTCTTCTCGAAGATGCTCCATGCCGCCGCCATCGGCGATTGGAAAAACGCCGCGCTTGAACTCGTCAACAGCGCCGCGAACGCGCAAGAGCCCTCACGGTTTCATCGGTTGTCTTTGATGCTCGAAACAGGAGAAGATGTCTCATGATGCTCGTAGCGAACGACCACATCTTCGGCACGCCGACCGGGTTTATCGAAAACTGCGGCGATGCCGAACCGACCGACATGGACGGCTACGTGCTCGTGCCGTATCCCGCCAACAGCGACACCTACCTTGATGCCACGTCCACGCCCTACAAGAAAGTGCCGAAGGCGCAAGTCGGCCCGGCGCAATACGTGCAACTCAAGGCGAAGGATGGCGCGGGCATCCTCGAATGCCAGGGGAGCGGCGCCCGGGTGATTCAGTGCGTCACGGGCCTCAAGTGAAAGGGATCGACTGGGCCTTTCTCTCGAACACGGCCACGAGGCCGAAGCCGCCGACGCGGGATCGGGCGTGCTCGATTCGCGTGCCCTTTCAAGGGTTCTACGTGGACAGCCCCACCTACGGCGCACGCTATCAGCAGATCTACGGCGGTCCCGGACAAGTGCCGTTCTTCGGGGGCGCGTGGGATGCCTTCGCGGCTGTTGGGGAAGCGCAGAGTATCGTGGATCAGCACAAGGCGGCAGGGTTCACGCACGTCTTTGTGAACTGGGGCCACGGAGGGGCTGGCTACGATGAGCCTGGGCAACCCTACGGCGCAAACCAACTGATTCCGCCAGGCAACCAAACGCCCGAGCAATTCCTCGCGTCCGTGGACGTGGTGATCGACAGCGGGTTAGTCCCGGTGTTCATCGTCAACGGCGAAGGAAACAATCTCGACATCCTGGCGACGTTTGAAGGGTTCGTGGCGACGTTGCGGACGGGCTACGACCGCACGGCGTATGGCCCCTTCCTCGTGTCCTACGATGGCGTCTGGGGGCCGTCTGACGCCTGGACCGTGGACATGATGACGACGACGATCCCCTGGATGCGGACGATCATCGGGCCTGACGGGTATCTCGGGTTCATGTTCGCCAACGGGCCGGCCGGCAATCCCTACCTCTACGTGATCGACGAAGGCGATTACTCGAAGCCTGAATTCGACGGGCTTGACATCGTGTTCACTACCACAGGCCCGCCCGAAGCGGAAGGCGTGTCGCTGGCGGACAAAGCGCAATACATGGTCCGCGATCCGAACTTCTCAGAGTTTCAGCCGAGTTTCCACGGGCCGTTCATCTTTCATGATTGCAGCCGTGGGCCACGGTTTTACCTCGTCGGGGAGACGCGAACGTATCAGACCGTGCGCGATCCCAATCAGCAGCAGAAGTCCATCGTGGCGGTTGAGCGGGCTCGGATGGTCACGATGAACTATCCAGGGTGGGGCTAGGGATGAACCTGAACCCCAACGATCCGAAGCCCGCCACGAGCGTGGCGCTCTTTGAAATCTTCCAGTTGCTCTCAGAGAAGATTGACGAGAAGCATAAGAACACGCGCGAGGCCATCGATCATGCGATGGAGCGGATCGAAACACGGATGAACATCCACGACAAAGACGATCGGGACGTGGCGGACCGCGTCTTGAAGATCGAAACGAGGCATACCGCAGAACAAGCTGAACTTGGGCGTGAGAAATCACGGGTCTATCGAGAAACCGATGCACGTGTGGCCAAGGTCTCCCTCATCGTCTCAGCGATTGTCGCGAGTCTGCCGTGGCTCTTCAGTTCCATTGCGAAACTTATCAGCGACCATTAAGGAGTCTGATATGAAAGCGTTTCTTTGGCGCGTCGTCTATGCGTTGGTTGATTCTGCCGCTTTTCCTATCGGTGATCGGCTTCACGTTTCCGGGCAATATCTGGGAACTGCTCCGCGTGGTCATTGCCTGCATTGCGGTGATCTACGTGCTGTTCGGACCTGCACCGCCGAGTCCGTGGTAGCCCTGTGACGCCTGCCCAAGTGGCCCAATGGCTCGTGATCGCCGCGATGCTGCTCGGGGCTGGCATATGGCTCGGTAACTTACAACGGCAGGTGAATGATCAAGGCACCCGGCAAGACCAGACCAATCTCTATTTTCACGGGGCTGTGAATCCTGTCCCGTCAGGAGCAAAGTGATATGAATCCGATGTTAGTCGAAGCGCTGGCGTCGATTGTGCGCTCGTTGCTGAAGATCGGCGCCGGCTATCTCGTCGCGCGCGGCGTGTGGAGTGCTGGCGACGCCACGAACTACGTGAGTGCCGCGGCCCTCGCGATCGTCGGCTTTAGCTGGTCGTATTGGACGGCCTATGCCGCCAGGATCAAGCTGCTCGTGGCGCTCAAGTTCGGATCCACCACGGAATCGGCCGTCGTGGAGCATATCGCCTCTGGGGCGACGGTGCCGACCGTGACCACGCCAGCGAATACCGTGCCTGGGGTGCCCGCATGAGGACGATCATTCTCGCGCTCATCGTCTCGCTATCGGTCGGCTGCGCCAGCACGATCTATCCGACCACGATTGCTCAAGTGGCGGATGACGGCACAAAGGTCGTGCAGGCCGCGCATCAGATCTCGCTCTCCGCCCAAAGTCTCTCGGCCTCCATTCCGACAGTGCTCACGGTTCCACAAGCCGCCGTGATCGTGCAGGGGGCGTATCAGATCGAAGTCGATGGGCAGAAACTCGCGGCTTTGCTCACGACCTACTCCCAGATAAAGGGCACGGCACAAGCCCCCATCACGGCCGCGTCGATTGACGCGCTGATTGGCGACATGGATGCCGCACTCGCAACCGTGAACAAGGCGATCCCTGTCGGCACGGCAAGTGCCATCACCTCGCTCGCGGCAAGTATCTTGAGTCTCATCGGCCAGATCAAAAGCGGTCTACTGCTGGCGGGAGCGTAACGCATGGCCACACCACAAGTCATCATCGCGGACATTGACGCAGCGGTTGGACTCATCTCAAGCGTGAACCCGATACTGTTCGCGGCCTATGCGGCCATGAAAATGATCTGGACATCGACCAACCCAGGCAAAACCGAGAGCGACTTCATCACGTTCTTGCTCTCGACATCACAGACCGATGCGTCATCGGATGCGGCGTGGTTGGTGTCGAAAGGCTATCGGCAGGGCACCGACGGCGGATGGTTAAAACCTACCTAGTCGGCAGCGTGCGCTGGCTTGGCTATTGGTCTCCAGACTTCTACGATTACTGAGTTGATCGAGCGCGTCAGTTGCCGGCATCTCATCTGGTCGGAGGGCGCCCAGCCTTCGGACTCATGGCCCGCTGACGCGCTCGCTCTCGCCAGCTTGACAAACGCAACCAATCGTATACACTCATCGGCATGTCGAAAGCCTGCGCCCCGAAAAGCACGCCCGTGCATCTCCGCGTGCCTCCCCTCGTCTATGTCCGGTTGAAAGCCTACGCGAAGCGCGAGAACCGCAGTCTCAGCGGGGCCGTGCTGGATCTGGTGATTCGGATGCTGGCCGTGGCCGAGGGTGGGCGCTGATGCTGCACATCCTGCTGAGCGCGGTGATTCTCGGCGGCGCGGCCGATATGACCTCTACGAATCTCGCCTTGAACCGCTGCGCGGGCCACTGTCAAGAAGGCGTCCTCGCGCGACAACCGTGGGCACTGAACGCGGAGATGGTGGTCGGCAGCGCGAGTGGGGTGGTCACGGTCAATTATCTGTGGCACACCCGCCGAAAGAAAACTGCCGTCGCGTTGACCATCTTAACCGTGGCGGTGCATGGCTGGGCGTTTCAACACAATATGCGGATCGCACGCCGATGGTGAAAGCCCTGAGAATCGTCATTGAGGAATTTAAGCGCGGAACCGTCGCTAAACCGAACCGGCGTGGAAGTGGAATGCATCGTCGCGCTGCTGAAATTAGGGAAGTCGAAACCATCCACAAGACGTTAAATGTTGTGCTGGCTGAAATTGACAAGCTCGCCCCGTCCGTCCCTGTGCCAGCGGCCTCAATGAATTGTCCGCATTGTGGATACGCGGTTGGCCACGCTGACTCGTGCGAATACGAACGGTTCAAGCCAGCGGCCGGATCGCCCGCGCCGTCCGCAATAGAGCCATGGGTTGTCGGTCAGTGTGAGGATGGCAAGCCGCATCATTGCGCGCGCTGTGGAAATACGTTCGAGTGTCTGACGCCAGCAGACGATGCGGCCCTCGCGCAGATGATTCACGTGAGCGAACTCGAAGCGTTACGCGCAAACTGGACGCATCTCGGAGCGCCGGACCTCGCGCTAGAGCTTGACGCGATTATTGCACGTGTGAAAGGGGTGATGCCTTCTGATTCCGAGCAATTCGGAACCGTATCCTCAGCAATAGCCGGGGAGAAGCATCCGGCAGAAAACACTTCGCGCGTAGACCGTCCTGCCGACGCGCCGACGACAAACGAAACAGAAACTGATACGCGCGTGGACGGCGTTCCCTCAGACCGACCGATGGGATCTACCGCGTCCAGCAACAAGGCGAAGTGACGCCCTACTACGAACACGCTGGCGTGACGATTTACCACGGGGATTGCCGTGAGGTGCTCCCAAAGATTTGCCCTCAACAGAACGGCTTGTTTTTGCAATACGACGCCACCGTGATTACTGATCCGCCCTACGGCCAGACAAGCCTCGAGTGGGACACTTGGCAAAAGGGTTGGTTGCAGGCGGTGCCGTTTCGGTCGCTTTGGTGTTTCGGCACTCTGCGAATGTTCATGGACCATGCCGCTGAATTTTCAAGGTGGGGATGGAAGCTTTCACAGGATCTGATTTGGGAAAAGCCTAACGGCTCCGGCTTCGCGTCCGACCGTTTCAAGCGCGTCCATGAGCAACCAGCGCATTTCTACCGAGGCTCATGGGACGGTATTTTCAAGTTACCAGTGACTACGCCAGACGCGACGGCACGGACTGTTAGACGCAAGGGTCGGCCGGCGCACACGGGGCATATTGAGGCGATCGCCTATGAGTCTTTCGACGGCGGCCCTCGCCTCATGCGGAGCGTGATTAAGGTTCGGAGCACGCACGGATTTGCAGAACATCCGACACAAAAGCCGCTAGGCATTCTGTTGCCTTTGGTGGAGTATTCGGTCCCTAAAATCGGTGGCGTCCTAGTAGACCCATTCTGCGGTTCAGGTTCGCATCTCATCGCCGCGCTGCAGCACGGAGCGCGAGCCATCGGGATCGAAATCGACGAAGCGAATTGCGAGATTGCGGCGAGACGGTGTGCAGGCGGCGAGCTATTTCAAACGGTCGGCGCGGTAGATCCCCATGTTGGAGGCACACCAGAATGACCACGCGCGAAAAACCTCTCGCCCCGTCCGTCCCTGTGCCAGCGGCAAAGGAGAAGCTGTGAAGTTTCGCAAGAGGCCGGTTGTGATTGAGGCTGTTCAATGGGACGAAACCCAAGCAACACGCCTCGCGCTTGAGACGAGCGGCATGATCTCGGCAGGGCATTCCGGGCATCGTGATCGTCCAGCGGAATGCACGAACTTGCGTGTTCACACGCTTGAAGGTCCAATGCGGGCGCAACGTGGCGACTGGATCATCAAAGGCGGGAAGGGCGAGGTCTCCCTAATAAAAGCCGAAATCTTCAGAGAGACATACGAGGCGGTGGATGACACTTACATTGATATTGTGTTTGATGGCCCTCCCTCGCATGAAAGCGGACGGTTCGTGGAAGTGGAAAACCCGTTAGGCCAGAGCATTAACGCCGGAGAATGGATTGATCGAGGCGACGGGTTGTGGGCATTACGCATCGGACTACCAGCGGCCGGATCGCCCGCGCCGTCCGCAACGGGAGAGGCGACGACGCCGAATCCGGTAGTCGGTCACTACACGTTCAGCGACGGACATCACGAGCCTCTTCTGAAAAGTGAAGCCGACGCTTTCATGGCCGCTGCCGACGAAGCGAGGGCCCGTCGCACCGCGCAGATGCCAGATGAGCAGTCTGCGATTCACGGGCTCTTCGACGCCTGGTTACGGCTCAAAGATTTAGGTTGGAATGATGCGATCTATTGCCCGAAGGATGGCAGTTTGTTCGATGTAATCGAACCCGGAAGCACGGGCATTCATCAGTGCAAGTATGAAGGGGCGTGGCCGACCGGCAGTTGGTGGATTGTCTCAGATGGCGATATGTGTCCTTCGAATCCAGTGCTATTTCGCGCCGTGTTACCCGCCCAGCCGCGTGAGGCCAAATGAGAGCGAGAGGCAAGAAAACGCGCGTCGTGGTGAACTACATGGAGAAATATCACACGCGAGAAGCGGGCGTGACTTCTGGTGAAGCGCGCGCCGTGCTTGAAGGTGCCAGCGTGATTTATGCCGTTGAGCAGGGCACGATCACGATTCCCGAGTATGAGAATCAGGAGCGAATGGTCTGCACGCTGCGCTTTGAAAGAATCATCGCCCCGCCGCGTGCCGATCCGCCCAAGGAGACGAAATGAGCTTCCATATGATTAAGCGAGCGTATATTCCGTGTCCGTACGACAAGCTCGGCTTGTCGGTTCCGTATGCCAGATGTGATGTCTGCAAGCGACTGTATGCGTGTTTCACGGACGTTGAAGTCGAAGCGCGGGATTGCGGATGCCGCAAATCCGTTGCGCCCTCAGAGTCCAAGCCATGATCCTCGACCAAAGCGGTAAATTACCGGACGCGATGAAACATCTGACGCCAAGCGAGATGCTGGATGTGTGCGCACTGGTTGGCGTAATACGTGAGCAAGTAGCCCGCGCTGAGCACGCCGAGGCCGACTGCGCCGCCCTCCGCCAGGAACTGGACGAAACGAGACGGTTGCTATCAAATAGCCGTGCGGACCATAAAGACTGCATGAGACGTGAAGATGCAATGCGCGAGGAACTTTCAGCTCTCCGCGCCTCCCACGGACGCCTGATCGCGTTAGCCCGCTAGACCGCTGACGCTATGCCGGCGACAGGATCTACCGCGTCGAAACGAAGGAGATGCGTGAATGGCGTGTCGGATGTGCAATGAGCGCGGGAAAACATGGAGCGGTTCAGCGCCGCGATGCGCGTTTCAAAATGACGGGGTGTTTTCCAAAGACAACTGGAATTGCGCCACTTGCAACGCCATCCGCGATCTAATCAGTCAGGACGATGAGGACGAGCGCCCTCTGAGTATTAGCCATCTCTGGGCGGATGATCAGAACTACGCCATCATCGACAGCGGTTATATCAACAATGGCGGCGATGACGGACCTGAAGATATGGGAACACGATTCAGCGGACCTCTTTACGTAGAGTGGTATAAGCATCGCGGCGCGACGGACCGCATGTTCATCATGGACGATGTTCCTGCTCCACCAACAGAGGCTCAATGTATTCGCCTCTTAAAATACTACGAAGAAACCAAGCGGCGGACGCGGTAGGTCAGCGATGAAACAGCCCCATTTGTCCACGCGCGTGAAATCGTCTACTTGCGTCCAGTTGGTGAGAGAGGCTCCCTAGATGACCCGTGAGGACTTCCCGCGGGAAGCGGACAACTACGACGTATGGTGCGAGCGGTGCCGGCGGGTGCATCGCTACTACACATTTACGCGGGAGGACTACGATCGGGTGATTGCGGAGGGGGCTGAGAAG